ATTATTTGTAATATTATAGTTTAATTATTAATCATGATTGATTTAAAATCCTCCAGGGAACTTTACCAAGTTAGCACCAATACCGAAACCAGCACCAGAGCGAGTAGTGACTGCGATACTAGGAACATAAGTATCCAAAATACTGAAAGTAGCAGCAGCGGTCAAAGCAAGAAGGATGATCTCCTCCATGTTCAAAGAGCGTTTAGGGATAGCATAAGCAGCAATAGCGACCATTAATCCTTCCACTAGATATTTGATAACTCTCTTAACGAATTCAGCGACGTCAAACATTTTATAATATGTTATTAGAAAATAATTATTTTTAAAAATAATATATTATAGGCTAAAACACTTAAAATTATCGATTGTTATATTATATAAATGGTTGTTCATTCCAAAGATGCCTCTGTCACGGTCGAACCAAAGTTAAATGCTGATGGTTCAGAAAACCCTAAATATATTGATGTTTTAGAAGAAGATAAGCCCATTGCTGGACAAAAGTTTGTATGTGTATCTTTTCTTTCACCAGAAAATATTATAAAACAAAAGGAGATCTATTTTTTGAGCAGTTCCTAAATAAATGGGAGTTTAACAAAAGTATGGAAAAGTTCCATCAATTTTTAAACTTTGTTTCATATAAATATAAGTTGACATTTGATGATGTAATCAATGATTTTAAAGATTTTTTGAAAGAAGAGAAGGAAGATATATTAAAGTCTGGGATGGAAGATGATTATAAGACCTTTGTAGACCAAAACGAAGAAGATTTAGAAAATTCATTCAATAAAATTCATCATTTTCAAACATCTACACGTGGTATTAAAGTTCGCGGTATTTATCCAACATTAGAAGAGGCTGAATTGAGATGTAAATTACTTAGAGAATTGGACTCGAACCATGATGTATTTGTTGGACCTGTAGGTTTATGGATGCCATGGGACCCAGAGGCTTATAAGACTGGTAGAGTAGAGTATATGGAGGAAGAGTTGAATGCTTTGATGAATCAGAAGAACAAGAATGAAGAGAATGCCAAGTCTCAGTTTGATGAGCGTGTAAAAGAAAGTAAACAAAAAGCAATTGAGGAAAATGTTGACCTTGCTACCAAGAATGATTTAACATTAACCCAAACATTAGATGAAGATGGAAACTTGGTTGGTGTAGCAAATATGAATACACAAGAAGAGAGCTTAAAAGATAAGGATACTATTTCATCAGCCGATATTCGCAAAGAATTATTTGAGGGTGATAATATTATTACAGGAAAAACTGATCATGGACAAAGTGAATTAATTAGTGGCCCCTTTGCCACAAAAAAATAAATATTACAATATAATATGAATAATCAAATAACTCATATTATAAAAACTCCTGTAGAGCGTTCAAACGATCCCAATTTTAGATTGCTTCGTACTATTCGTGGCAGAGGTGGAAAACCAACCCTATATATATATGAAAGTCATGACATTCCTAATCAATCATATGTAGGCGATGTTGCTTACACAATAAATAGTAATAATATAAACTCATTAATCGATGAATTATCAAATATGCACTTCGGTGGCTTAAAAAAAAGCACTAGGCGCAGAAAGCATAAAAAATCGCGAAAATCTCATAAAAAATCAAAGAAATCTCGTCGTTAAATTATAATAAATATATGTTATTATAATTCACCATTTCGTTTTTTTAACACTTATCTTAGGTCCTTGTCCTCTTTTCTTAGCATTATTTGGGTCATATTTTTCTTCTTCATCATCAGAGTTCATATCCTTAGATAATTCCCAAAACTCCTTAGAACCCAACTTAAAATCATTATGGGCGTCTGCTTTATACCAAAATACTTGTTCGCTTAATTTGTTAGATTTTGAATTATTATTAATTACTAAACATTCATAATTTTCAGTACATTGGTCCATAACTTGCGCGAAGGATTCAAATGTAGGAAACATACCAGCGTAATTTTCATATATGCGTTTTCGATTTGCAATATATGGTTCTCTCAATATAAATACATAATCAATATTTGTTCTTAAAGTAGGGGGCACACCTAATGGATATTGCATAGTAATAACTAACATAACTTTCCAATGTCTCCCATTCATGAATAATAAACGCATCATTTTATCACGTGACCAGCTCGCATCATATAAACAATCATCCAATATAACAAAGGTTCTAGCATCAATAGTGCTACGCTTATAAGCTTCCATCTCTCTCTTTATCTGTTTTAATACATTCTTTTGTCTCTTAAGAATATTTTCAATAATAGCGGTATTATACTCATTATGAATAAATAATTTAGGTACTAATTTACCGTAAAAGCCATTACCTTCTTCTGTCCCTGATATGACAACACCAATTGGTATATCTTGATGGTAATATAATAAATCTCTAACTAAAAAACTTTTTCCAGTATCACGACGACCAATTAAGACAATAACCGGTCCTTTATTTTCATTTGGTTTGAAGCTAATATTCTTCATGTCAAACTTTTTCAATTCTAAAGACATAAGTTATTATAAAACTAGATAAATATTCTGAAAACTTATACGCATATTAAATTTATTAATAAGTTTAAATATAGTAAAATTAATATCTATTTTAGCTAAAATGACNTCTCNATTATCGATAGACTATGTGAAGCGGAAAAATACGGAATTATTTGAAAAAATGAAAAATAAGAAGATTGCAAATGTTTCAAAGATACAAAATTATGTTCCGATTTATAGCAAATTTTTCAACTTAAATTCAACAAATTATAATTCAATAAATCTTAATCATAATTGGTATATTAATAACATTAATAATAAGAATAAGAATAATGAAAATATTTATAATTGTTCATTAAAAAACATGAATAGTAGTAAAGGTAGTTCTCATGATATTTTTATTAAAATGGCGCCATTGTTAGATCCATTTAAATATTTAATGGGAAAATATGATATTGAAGATACTAGTTTATTTAATTTACCCAAATTAGATGATAGTTCAGTTCATAATAGAATGATTGCCTATAATAATAGTGCTTATATTGATAGTTTTTTTTCGTATCTCTCAAGTCTATTGATAAATAAATATAATTTTGTTCCGAATATAAATTTCTATGGCTCTTTTTTAGGCATTAAACATGATTATAAAGTTAATATATACGATGATATAGAATATTTACACAAATCCGATTTTTTTGTTAAGCATAAAAATATAGATTTTAAAATAGATGAATATGACTATTTAATCACGGATTGTGACCCTGATGTTATAAAAAAATTAAAACCTTTAAAAATTAATAATGATGAAGTAGAGAAAGACGAATTAATTACAGATGAATTGGATGTGACTATTTTTGATGATATATTCAAAACTGATAATAACGATATGAAAGAATCAACAGAACCGAAAATATTAACTTTAAATGACCTAAAAGATACATCATTAGATGTTATTAATTTAAGCTCTGAAAAAATATCTTCATCCGAGAAACTAGTAATTCACAGTCTGAAATCTGGTTCCACATGTTCATCTAGAGTATCATATAGCTCAAGAGATGAAGATGATGAAGATGAAAATGATAATGATAATGATAATGATAATGTTTCACATCCTTCATCTTGGAGTGACTATAGCAGTAGTAATGAAAGTGAAGAACAATTATTTGCCACATTTTCAAAGTTTCCGGTGCAAATAATTTGTATGGAAAAATGCGATAGTACGTTTGATGACCTAATAATGGATGATAATATGTCACATGATATTTGGTTTTCAGCCTTAATGCAAATTATTATGATTTTGTTAACATATCAGCAAGCCTTTTCTTTTACGCATAATGATCTGCACACAAATAATATTATGTTTAATAAAACTAATAAGAAATTTTTGTATTATTGCTATAAAAATACTTATTATAAGGTTCCGACATTTGGTCGTATATTTAAAATTATAGATTTTGGTAGAGCTATATACACTTATAATGGCACTGTATTTTGTAGTGATAGTTTTAAACCAGGTGAAGATGCTGCTACACAATATAATACCGAACCCTATTTTAATAAAAATAAACCGCGCTTAGACCCAAATAATAGTTTTGATTTATGTCGATTGGCTTGTTCTATATATGATTACGTTGTTGATGACACCGTCAACAATAAAAATATTCATAAAGAAGAACCAATTGTAAGATTAATTTACGAATGGTGTAAAGATGACAATAATCTTAATATATTATATAAAAATAATGGCGATGAGAGATATCCTGACTTTAAGTTATATAAAATGATTGCACGATGTGTTCATCGTCATACACCTCTCAATCAATTATCAAGACCTGAGTTTAAAACTTATGAAATANCAAAAGGNGATATTCCAGCAAATATCATAGAAAAACATATTATTAATATTGATAATATACCATCTTTTTCCACAATATAATAAATAATAAAAATTATACATTTATTATTTATTAACACTTAGAATGCTGGATTATCGGTAAATACCGACATTGACGGCTGAATAGGTGTGGAAGTTCCTGCTTCAACTAATACTTCAGG